ACGTTTCAGGAGTTTATGTTGATTGCTGAAGAGGCTTATGATGCTTCCTTCATGTCTGGAGCACAAATTATTAAAACTGGAGAAGGTGGTCGCATAGGACAAAATCGCAAAAAAACCGCTCCTGAAATACGCCGCATGAAAGCAGTTGGTGATGGTAAAATGGAACTTGTTTCATATAAAATACGCAAAGATGCGGGACAGACGAAAGGATCTTCTGCTGCTGCACCTGGGAGACCTGCAAGATCAACTGAACTTAAACCAGGAACAGCAGGGACTCAAGGAAGTGCAGCAATGACTGCTAAAGAAAGACAGCGTAAAGCATTTCTTGAGCGTAAAGCAAGAGAGAGTGGAAAAGAACAACCAAAAACTCCATCTCAAGCACTCTCTCAAGCAAAACCTGGCGCAAAACCAGCAGCAGAAAAGAAACCAAAACCAGCACCAACAGGTAAAACAAGAGCAGAAAGAGATAAAGAAAGAAATGCTAAGTTAAGAGCAAAGTATAATGCAGAGAAACAAAAAGCACTTGCGGGGTATAAAGAAGTTCATGGATCTTTACCAAAAGGAAAAGAAAGAACTAAACTAATTGCCGCAGTTCAGAGAGCACATGCACCTCATCCTTCCGGCACATTAAAATAGCTCACCTCCAAAGCGTTCCTATGGTGTAAGAAGCACCAGACCCCTCTAAAATCGCCTACAACATCATGGAAACTGTGAATGTAAGACTTGACACGCTAAAAAGGGTAATTCGTGACCTAGAGAGCGCAGTGCAGGTCTGTCACGAAGTTGATAACACTCAAGGCGAGGATCCAGTCAAAACTTATCCTTATGCGGCAGGGTATTCGCGTTCTGCGATGACCTATGCTATAATTGACCTTAACAACCTCCTGAACAAGTGATCACGCTTCGTCCTCATCAACAACGTGCTGTTGCTGCTATGCAGAAGCACACCAAAGGTCAGGTGATTGTCCCTACTGGTGGTGGCAAAACACTGAAGATGATTGTAGATACTCTGCGTCAGTTTCAATCACAAACTCCCCAGACTGTTGTAGTTGTTGCTCCTCGCATTTTGCTTGCTGAGCAACTCTCTGCAGAGTTTCTGGAGCATATCACTACTGCTGCTGTATTGCATGTCCATAGTGGAGAAACTCATCACTTTAGCACTACCAAACCCGCAGAGATTTACAACTGGTCTCGTCGTGCATACAAACATCAGCTGATCTTCACTACCTACAACTCTCTGAATCGTATTCAAGAGGCAGGGATTGATGTAGATACGATTTACTTTGACGAAGCACACAACAGCGTTCAGCGACACTTTTTCCCTGCGACTGAGCACTTTGCTGCTAATGCGAATCGTTGCTACTTTTTCACTGCGACACCGAAACATTCTGCCACCATTTCTAAACCAGGCATGAACCTGCCTGAGGTTTATGGTCAGGTAATCTGTCAGGTTCCTGCACCTGAACTGGTAAAGCAAGGTTATATCCTACCACCTAAAGTTGTGGTCAAGCAGTTGCCGATGGTTCATGATCGTCAGGTAATCTTTGAGCGTGATGCTGACAATCTGATGGAGACGATTGATGACCAGAATCTCAGAAAGATTTTGATTTGTGCTCGTGCTACCAAACAGATTGTGGGTCTTGTGTCTCAATCTGATTTCTGCGTTCAGTTAGAGCAGCGTGGATACTCTTGGATGTATATTACTGCTAAGACTGGCGCTGTGATTGATGGCAGGAAAGTTGACCGCGAGAAGTTCTTTGATACTCTTAATGCCTGGGGCAAGGATAGCAGCAAGCGATTTGTTGTGATTCACCATAGCATCCTATCTGAGGGCATCAATGTGTCTGGATTGGAAGCAGTCCTGTTTATGCGGAACATGGACTACATTGGTATCAGTCAGACTATTGGACGTGTGATTCGTCTGGGCGATGAATCCAAGAAGTTTGGTCTGGTTTGTGTGCCTGTGTATGATAAGGTTGGCATCAATACTGCTCGCTCTGTGCAAGCAGTTGTTGATACTATCTTTGAGCGTGGCGAACCTGCCATCAGTGTCATCAGACGCTGACTTTATGGGGCTTGACATCCCCACCCAAAGTTGTTAGACTAACCTTGTTCACTTTATCCCGCAAGTTAGGCGGAAACATCATGAACTCTATTTTGAATCAAACTCTTGAAGGTCGCATTGCATATGAGGACCTCAAAAATGCCTCTGAAAATGATTTCCTTTACATCTTCAAAGGTGGCACTGGTGTAATTCATGAGGGTCGCCAGTTTATTGATTATGAAGACATCTACTGGGGCGAAACAGAGGACAATCCTGCTCGTAAAAACGGATCTTCTAAGGCAAATATTAAAGGACTGGCTACATCTAGAGCTCTAGGAATTGATGTGACTCGTCCTCTCCCTACGGTAAGTTCTTGTGTCATTACTGATACAAGTGGTAAGTCCTACAAGTATAAGGGAGAGAACGGGATTACTCGATACAAGGCAGACAAACTGAATGGGCATTTTGAAGGCGCATGGTTTGATGTTGTTCGATTTGTAGAAACTAATGGTCGCACAGCAAACTATAATCGAGAAGTGTGGTTGCAACTTGAAAACGACGGACTTCCTCAAGAATCTCATACCGTTGGTGATCTTGTTGTTAGTTGCTGCACACTGATTCAGAAAGGTGATCTTCCTAAGGAAGAAAGTGCAATTCGTGATTTTGTATACGAATCTGCTCCAAATATGACAACTCAAGATAAGAATGAAGTTGTCCGTATTGTACTCAAAGAGGAAGATGTTCCCACGAAAACTATTTCTTGGAGAGACAATGAATGTAAAGAATGGTTGGAAGAGAAGTGTTTGGATGATCTTGAAGTAGACTATTGTTTCCCATTTCACTACTTCCAGGATCGTATTTATTCTGTGTTGAAGCAGTATCACGAAACTCAAAAAGTACAAAAGGTTGTACAACACTTTGAGAATAAAAGTGATTCTGACGAAGTAATCATCGCTGCTCGTGAAGCCCAGAAAAAGAAGTGGGAAGAATTGCGACAAGTTATGGAATCTGTTGCTAAGTACATGGTTTTGAATGATTGGCAACTTCCTGTCGATAAGGATCAGTATTTCCCTCAAATCAAGACGGGAAGCAATGCCGATGACCCCAATCGTATCGTGTTTGATAACTGATGGACGGATTTATCATCGGTAAGGGTAACTATGCTGCCATTCCATTTGGTAGGCAGCTGATGATTATTCACAACGGAGAGCAACTCAAAGTGTGTAGGACCGAAGCATCAGCAAGGAAGTTCATTGATGACCACAAAAAGGGTAAATCACTTGGCAAACTTCCGATCAATTAAAATAGCTCACCTCTAAAGCGTTCCAGTGGTGTAAGGACTTAAAAAATGCAAACCTTTCTTGAAACCTCCTTTCAAAATGTTCGCTCCTCAAAGCGAACTGATGAGTTTCACAAAGAACTTCTCAACGATGTTCTGAACGCTTCTCCTAAGTGGGCAGAATATGATTGGCAGTATGAGTATCAACTGCCTGTTGATGGTTTTGGAGGAACTTTCGACATCGACATCGCTGGATTTGTGAATGGCGAACTTAAAGTTGCCATTCTTGGTAAGGCACTCAACAGCAATATCAACAAGAATATCAAGAACTATGCCAACACAAGTGTTGGTGAAGCAGCACGATTGATGTTTGCTCCGAATATCAATCTCGAAAAAGTGCTGTTCGTTTCTATTCTCCCCAAAGTTGCACCACGCTTCAACAAAAGTGGTGAAATTGTTGGATTTGATAATGTTCTGAGTGCAAAAGAACGCACTCAAATCAGTCATGTTCTTCAAGCGCAATATGGTGGAGTTGTTGAGGCAATCGATCTGCACTTCGACATTCAAGGTGTCAAAGAAAAGAAGACAAAAGATGATTTTGATGCTATCATTGTAGAAAACCTTGACCAACTTGTTATTGCATGAATCAGATATTTTGTGGAGAATGTATAGAAACCATGTCTGCACTTCCTGAGGGTTGTGTAGACATGGTTTTTTGTGATTTACCATATGGAACTACTCAAAATGAGTGGGATACGCTTATTCCATTCGATAAATTGTGGGAGCAATACTATCGCATCGTGAAAGAAAATGGTGCGATTGTTCTAACAGCACAGCCCCCATTTGACAAGATTCTTGCATGTTCAAACCTCAAAGATTTCCGTTATGAATGGGTCTGGGAGAAGAATAAGGCAACTGGGCATCTCAATGCGAAAAAGATGCCGATGAAAGCACATGAAAACATTTTGGTTTTCTATCGCAAACTACCCACATATAACCCACAAAAAACAACGGGACACAAACCATTTGGTGCTGTTAAACCAAAGGATAATATCCCAGAACCAGATAAGAAACGCAACTACAATCATGTTACCAAAACATTTGGGAATGATGGTACAACAACTGATAGGTATCCTCGTGATGTTCAGCGGTTTCCTGTTATTAACAACGACAATCCTTTGAAGTTTCATCCCACACAAAAACCTGTGGGTATGATAGAATACTTTATCAAAACCTATTCGAATCCTGGTGATACAATCCTAGATAACTGCATGGGTTCTGGATCTGCTTGTATTGCATGTATTAACACTGATCGTAAGTATATTGGTATTGAGAATGATCCAGAATATTATACTGCAGCGAAAGAATGGATCGAGTCAACTATTAACAATCCACTACTAAATGCGATGAATTAAAATAGCTCACCTCCAAAGCGTTCCAATGGTATGAAGAACACTCATCTCGAACATCCTGAAGATTCCATCCTGACGGGTGACCTGTCTGTGCTGGACTGGTTCACTGCTGCAGGCACTCTCAGCGTTAAAATGGACGGTGCTCCTGCGATTGTCTGGGGCACGAATCCTGCCACTGGAAACTTCTTCGTAGGCACTAAAAGTGTCTTCAATAAAGTTAAAATCAAAATCAATGAAACGCACACTCAAATTGATCACAATCACAGTGGGCGTGTTGCTGATATTTTACATAGTGCCTTGGATTATCTTCCTCGTACAAACAGGATTATTCAAGGTGATTTTCTTGGGTTTGGTGGTGTGGATACTTTTTGCCCCAATACGATTACTTATGTCTTTCCTGAAAAAGTAACTGCTAAGATTGTTGTTGCTCCGCATACTTGGTATGAAGCAAACGATGATCTTCGTGATAGTTGGGCAATTCCTCTCACTGTCAATCTGAAAGACAATGATGATTGTTTGTTTGTGCGTCCTTGTGCATACATTCAGCACGGACAAACTTCTTTTGCTGATGTAGAGGAAGTCTGTAACTTTGCCCGTCAAGTGTCAACAGTGTGTGAGTTCGCAACTGTTAAAGAAGCAGCACAGATCAAGCAGCAAATCAATGCCTGCATCCGTGTTGGTGTTGATGTTGAGAACGGTTTCATTGATTGTGACCCTAATCTGCTGGGTTTGTGGAAGTTGGTGAAGTCCATCAAAGAAGATTGCCTCTTCCTGTGCCGCAATGATGGTCCTTCAGCATACATCAGTGGTGAGCGAATTGATGCAGAAGGTTATGTTCTCTCCAATGAGTTTGGCACCTTTAAGTTAGTCAACCGTGAATGTTTCTCTCGTGCTAACT